TTGAGAAGGTTGTCTTGATGTTCGACGAGGATGAGCATGGAAGAAAAGCGGTTGAAGAAGTTGTCTCGATACTGCCCCCGGGTAAGGCTTATGTAGCTCGATTGAGTGAGAAAGATGCCAACGAAATGCTTATAAAAGGTAAGGGGGAAGAGGTCATCAAGGCAATGTGGGATGCTAAGAAGTGGTCACCGTCTGCCATAATAAACGGCACCGAGTTATTTGATAGAATATCCCGAGCTAAACCGAATGAAGATAGCATACCTTATCCTTTTGATGGTCTTACAAAAATGACTCGAGGTATCCGGACTGGCGAGA